TGATCTAAGATCTAACAATGGTAAGATTCTTGATCTTTCGGCTATCGTCTATGATATGACATTGTATGAAGATATCTTTTCAAACACAATGTCGGGATATCTATTAATTCAAGATTCGTTGGATCTTATTAATACTTTACCGATAATCGGCGAAGAAATTCTTTATATAGATATACAAACACCTTCTCTTGTGCAGAGTATTATAAAAGAATTCTACGTTTATAAACTCTCGGAATTAGTTCAAAACAAACGATCATCAACGTATTTACTTCATTTTTGCTCATTAGAATTAATCAGTTCAACTAATTCCAAAATATCTAAGTCCTTCAAGGGCAATATAACAAAGACTATTCAGGAAATCTTCACAAATAAAGTATACGGTCTCGGCTCGGAGAAGAAAATTGACTTTGATGCTACAGCAAACGATTATTCATTTGTTGCTCCGTATTGGAGTCCGATGCAGACAATCAATTGGCTCACAACAAAGAGCTTAAATAAAAGAGGCATATCTAATTTTCTATTCTATGAAAACAACAAAGAATACAAATATACATCTATAGATTCTTTGTTGTCGGCACCCATAGCTAGAGATTATGTTTTGTCTGATGTGAATTCAACTACAGCTATTGGTGGTGATATTGAAAAGAGATATTCATTTGTTGAGTTGGTAGAAATGCCAGTGACATTCGATTATATGAGAAATCTATCGGCTGGCATGTATGGTGGTATCCTTTACACTTATGATTTGACTACAAAGAAGATTAAGAAAACGAAATATGATTATCTGAAAGATTTTTCAAAGGGTAATCATACTAACAATTCTCCACTAAAATCGAAGAATTTTTACAAAAATCTCAAAGCATCAATTCACTTTGCTGGACAAAATGATTATCTAAACGGATCGTTTAAGTCACAAAGAATACATGATACTATGCTTCAGAGAAACTCGCTGATGGAGCAGATTAGGGCTTTTAAGTTCAACATCAAAGTGTTCGGCCGCACGGACATAAAGATAGGACAGACCATAAACTATACTTCGCCTAAGGGCCGTGAAATTGCTAGTGATGATATAAAGACTAATGCCGAATCGGAATATTTCACTGGTAAGTATCTCATCACAGCGATAAGACACAGAATTATAGCAGGTAAACATAGTATGGAAATGGAAATAATTTCTGACTCTTTTGTTAAAGAAATTTCTCAATGAATAATTTTTATCTAGGTATTATAGAGGATAGAATCTCGGACCCATTGAAGCTTGGTAGAGTAAAAGTTCGTGTTTTTGGTGTACACACAGAATCTATGGTAGATATTCCAACCGAAGATTTGCCATGGGCCATACCGTTGATGCCAGCTTCTTCTGCTTCTTTATCGGGTATTGGTGATGCTGTACCTCAGTATTTAGAAGGCACCACGGTATTTTTGTTTTTTCAAGACGGAGAATCAAAGCAACAACCAATAATATTAGGTTCTTTTGCTGGAATTCCTCTATATAAAAATCCACTTTCTAATTTAATAGAAGAAGTTAATTCTTCTATTACGGTACCTAATGCCACTGTTCTTGAATCATCTGCTGGAACACTTACGGATTCTTCTGGCCAAGCAGTAACAGATTCATCTGGTACTCCAGTTGCAACTGACACCAATTTAATACCACCGTTAGATATAACAGAAATGGTAGCTAAGTTTGGTAATAATGTTTCTTTGGTATATGAAACTCTATTAAATTTCGGCATCAAAGATCCCTATGCATTAATAGGTATTCTTTCTAACATTGCCAAAGAGAGTGCATTTAAATTAAAACGTGAAAGTCTAAATTATACCACAGTATCCAGACTGAAAACTGTCTACCCAAATTACTTCAGTAAGTTAACTGATACCGAAACTGCACAGTATCTTGGTAACGAAGAGAAACTTGCAAACTTTGTGTATGCTAATAGATATGGAAATAAAGATCAAGTATCAGGAGATGGATATAATTTCCGTGGTGGTGGCTTTATTCAAATTACTTTTAGAAGTAATTATAAAAATATCGGCTCTAAAATTGGTATAGATCTTGAGTCTGATCCATCGCAGATTAATGATCCAAAGGTCGCCGCAAAATCTGTAGCACAATATTTCATAAATTCATTTGGCGGCCGCGGCCGGCTGAGTTTTAATAGTTTAGAAGAAGCATTATCTACCTGTACCAAGAAAGTTAATCCGGGGGGTTACGCTATTGATTATCCCAAAGTGGTTACATACTCTAAATTATGTAAGATAATTGATAACTCACAAGAGACAGAAAAGCAAGTAACCGAAGAATTTACTAAGCCAAATGCTCCTGAGAATGATGTAAACAAATCTGCTACACAATCAGAAATTAATTCTGGTACTGCTTCTAAAAATAGACCAGTAGGTGTGTCTGGGTTTAAAGATCCATCAGGAAAATATCCACTTACTGCAATGCTAAATGAACAAGATACTTCTCGTTTGGCAAGACGCAATGTGTTGAATACATCAGTTGATATTAGAAACAAAAAGCGAATGACTGGTATTCCAAATGTTGCTGGAGAAACATTCGATGAACCAGCACCGGCATATAATGCACAATATCCATATAACAAAGTACATACAACTGAATCTGGTCATACAATTGAATTTGATGATACCCCGGGCAATGAAAGAATAAGCCAGTATCACACTGCCGGCACTTACACCGAAATTGATAAGTACGGCAATACGGTTAATAAGATTGTAGGTGATAATTACTCAATCACCGAGCGCAACGGTTATGTCTATATTGACGGCACGGCAAGAATATCGGTCGGCTCTGATGTAAAGCTTTATGTTGCTGGTAATATGGCAGTAGAAGTAGATGGAGATCTAACATATAATGTTGGTGGATCAGTTAACTGGAAAATTGGTGGCAATTTAGTACAAGGTGTTGGTGGCCAAAATTCTATGAAATCTGGCTCTTCAACCGATATAGATTCTTCAATGATAAATTTAAATTCTGGTTCTGCTATAGTAAATTCACCTTCTGCCAGATCTGGTAAAACCAATGATTATGAAAAAAGAATACCAGAAAACTTCTTGGGTGCAGAAACGATTAAGTTTGATGATGCCGACCCAGCTCAGGTAGATGCTCACCATGCGGAACAGATTAAGTCTGGCGATATCACCAAAGAAGAATTAGACCAAGGTAAAGCAGCAAAACCTATAGAAAAAGATGAGGAACCTGCAGCCGTGAAAGAAGCCCTAATACCAAGTTCATGTGCAATGTTTGAGAATAAAGATAATATTCCAGACACAACACAAATATCTAAATACTTCACCATCGGCATGCTTTCATCAAATGCTGTTGTATCTCATTACAAAATTACGGCACAGAACGGGCTTACCAAGGCACAGATTGCTTGTAATCTCAAAAACTTGGCAGAAAACTGTCTTGATCCGATTAAGGCTAAATATCCAAATATGATTGTGACTTCTGCTTTCCGAGTAAGTACAACTGGCTCCCAACACAATCGTGGTATGGCAGCTGACATGCAATTTACCGGTGCTTCGAAGTCAGATTACTATGATATTGCTTTATGGATTAAAGCCAATATTGTTTATGATCAATTATTGTTGGAATATAAAACTACAGGGACTAGACTTCCGTGGATTCATATCTCATATAATTCTGCTGGAAGCAGACACCAGACGCTTACTTTGATGAATGACAAGACAAAAGGTCAAGGTCTTTTGAAATTAGAGGCATAAAATGGTAACACTAACTAGAAATTCTCGAGATTATGTAGATGTTGATTTTGGCTTTACAAAGCATCCGGATTCTTATAATCTTACAATAAAGAAAAATATAAATGCCGTCAAACAGGCTGTTATTAATTTGCTCTTACTTAGAGAAGGTGATAAGCCTTTCCACCAAGAGATTAAGTCACCATTATTTGATTCTCTGTTTGAATTGAATACGGCTGTGGAGAAAATTATTATAGAGGATGAAGTCAGAAAATACATTAATACTTATGAACCTAGAGTATATGTACAATCCGTTTCTGTATCTTTTGATAATCAAAATTCGCTATCATGCACAGTTGTTGGCCAAATTATTAATCTTCAAGAACCTTTTGAAGTCAATATACTTGTAGAACGTCTTAGATAAGCATTAAATAAATCAATAAAGAATTAAAACTATGGCCACAACACCAATAATTGATCTAGACTTTGATCAGATTAAAGCCGCAATCATAGATTATATAAAGAACTCAGACACAACGTTCACCGACTATAATTTTGAAGGCTCTGCTTTAAACTCGATAATCGACATTCTTGCATATAATACTCATACTAATGCATATTATGCAAATATGCTACACTCTGAGAGTTTTCTTGATACTGCACAAAAACGCGGATCAGTAGTTTCTAGAGCAAAAGAACTTGGTTACACACCAAAGTCCGTTACTTGTTCTAACGCTTTTGTTAATGCATATACTTCTGGTCTTTCTAGTCAAAGTAATTTATTTTATATTCCCCGAGGCTCAATTTTTACTTCTTCTAACGATTCTGGTTCTTATCAGTTTCTTGCAAAAAATGATTATTATTCAAAATTAGATGAAACTAATGGCACTCGACATGTTTTCGCGGGCATTAATCTAGTTTCTGGTGTTTATTTATCTAATTCATTTACAGTAAATTCACTAATAAATATTAGATCAATTTTCACAATTCCCAACAATAACATTGATACTAGTACTTTACGTGTGTTTGTAAAGGATTCTGCTAATTCCATAGAAAAAACGGAATACAGATTAGCATCTAATGTGTTTGACGTCGAGCGCGAAGCCGAAGTTTACTATCTTCAAGAGTCGTACACCGGACAGTTTGAAATTTACTTTGGGGATAATATCCTTGGTAAAAAGCCAGTTGATGGTAGTGTGATTGAAGTAGATTATTTTGCATCTACATCTCCAGATTTACCAAACGGTTGCAGATTTTTTGATGCATCCGGAATTACATTTGATGGTGGTGTGAATATTGAATCAACCGAAACTACTCAAGTAGCATTTGGTGGTTCACTAAAAGATTCAATCACAACTATTAAGTTCAATGCGCTTAATACAAATAAGTCTAAGAACCGAGCAGTAACATCTTCGGATTATTCTACTTTACTTATTTCCAATTTTCCGTTTATCAAATCGGTAAATTCTTGGGGTGGTGAAGATAATGTACCTCAAGTATTTGGTAAAATCTTTTTATCTTTACAACCTGTCTCCGGGTTTACAATTTCAGATTATGTAAAAACTACTCAGATCTTGCCAGTAATCAAGAAAAATTCCTTGGTGACTATTACCCCAGAGTTCGTTGATCCAGAATATACATTTTTAGAATTCAACACTAAAGTTCAATACCAAAAGAATAGGACTCTCTTAACTAAGTCGTTGATTGAAAGTTATGTTAGAAATGTTATTTCTACATATGTTTCTAATATATCTTCTTTTAATTCAGAATACATCCATTCTCAGTTGATTAGAAGTTGTTTATCCATTGATTCTTCAATCACCTCGGTTGATATCAAAGTAAACATTGTCAAAAATATTGTGCCATACATTGGTGTGAGCACCAATGTATTGTTTGGTTTCAACAATGAAATTGAAGATGGATCGATTTCATCTACTAAATTCTACATGCTGAATAACTCAGAGAATGTAATCGTTTCTCTGAAACAGATCCCTGATTCTTATACCGATGCTTTTAAGACCGTAGCAAATGTTGGTGCTTATAATGCAGACAATCAATTGATGAGATCTGTGGGTACGATTAATCTAAAAACCGGCGAGGTTAAGATAGCAATCAACGTATCAAATTTTGTTACTTCTATAGTCAAGGTAGTTAAACTCAAGGCCAAAACGGTCGACTTAAATATATCAACCAAGAACAATCAAATTTTGGCTCTTGATGCAAATCTCAAAGACGGCCCTTCTGGTCTCATTGATAATAATTACATTCTGGTAGAAGAATATCTAAAATAAGCAATGGTAAATTATCAAAATAATGTGGTGGATAATTATCCACTCTACCAAGCATTCATAGATTTATATTACTCTTACATTAAACAGAGAACGGCTCCCGTCGGAGAAATCTTCAATCATCTAAATGAATTAGATCCAGATCTAGCATTAGATGATGAAATAACAAGATTCTATGATGTTTACGCCAAAGAGCTACCACAAACAATTGCATATGATAAAAGAAATCTGATCAAGCTTTTAAATCAGATTTATGAAGGTAAGGGCACTGAGAATTCATTAAAGTTGCTCTTCCGCTTAATTTATAATGAAGATATCAACATCAGTTACCCAGGAGACTTTGCTCTAATCCCGTCTTCTGGTAAGTGGATAAAGGAACAATATTTCACCGTGTTCCTACAGCACGGTGTGCCACCTCCAGAGAATTCAAGATTAGTATTCTCTAATGATCTTGGTGATTTTTCTATTATCACTACTGGCCTGGAAAAAGTAGGTAATGATACATACAGAATTAGATTCTCTGCACTAGACAGAGTTCACATTCCGATGGAGCAAGTTATATCTCACACCGATGGTGTGAATACTTACTTCGTTGGTGTAGTCATCCCTTCACCTCAAAAACTTAGAATATTAAAGCCAGGTAAATACTGGAAACGTGGTAAAGCAATTATCATCCCGGGATCTATTAGAGATACGGTCGCTGTAATCTCCAGTGTTTCTTCTGGTGGTGTTATAACTGGAGTAGAAATATTAGAATACGGTATTGGACATGATCTAAATCAAACATCTATTATTTCACCATTTCCAAGAAAGCCCACAGGAACTATAAACGATCTTTCGTTTGAAGTTACTGCTGTGAATCCAGCAGCAACTGGGCCTGGATTCACAGATCACCCAGGCGTAGTTTATCACCATACTTTAAACATTGAAGATTATTCCGATGGTATCGCAGATGAAGTAATTGGTACGATCGCTGGTTACACACATAATTCTTATTTTCTTTCATACTACCTTCTTGAAGATTATATCGGCACAGAAGAAATTCATACTAGCAGTAACCCAGCTGGAAGTATAGATAATGTAGGTAGAGATACGGATATTAAAACGTGGCAAGAATCGTTAGCATTACTAATGTATGAACATGATTCTTTGGTTGAAACGAAAGGTAATTACTCTGGGGATAATGGTCAACTTTCTAATCAGTTGATTAAATTACAGGATTCTTATTTCTACCAAGCATTCTCATATCTTTTGGAGAGCGTACAGGATCCAAACACCTATAAGAAAATGGCAGATTTGTTCCACCCAGCTGGAACAAAACGTTTTTCTGGTTATATTAAGCAGATTAATGAAAGTCTTCCATATCAATTCAGTCGTGCATTCTTAGTTGATACAATTGTTCTGAGAGAACAACAAACGTTTGAAGATTTGGAATTCTGGGGATTGGTTAAGTATTTTAATGATATTCTTTCTACACCAACTGATAGTATAGATTATAAAATATCTGTAAAAACTTTGTTGGATGATCAGCCGGCCGGACCAACAGTAAAGACAAAAGACTTTACCAAGATTGCTTCAGATATTGTAACTTACTTAGATATTAATTCAAAAACGGTAGATAAATCTTTTGAGTTGGATTCGGTCACTGGATCTGAAACTATAGATTATAAGATATTTGACAAAGCTTTTGAAATAGAATATCTTACACCAACCCATATAGATTCTAGAAATCTTACAAAACCTAAAGCAGATTCGCAGACTGTAGACGAAACTGAGTTTAGTAAAGAATACGATAAAGCTGCTTCCGATTCTCAACCTGTTTTCGATACAAGACCAAGTTTTACCAATATAAAATCTATTGCAGACATATATAATACTGAGACCGTTTTAGAAATACTTACAAGAAGTATAACAAAAGGTGCATTTCAGGATACAGCGACAATTATCTCAATTGATGGTAATGGTTCTCTGGTAGATGGTAGATGGGACCAAACTTATGCTGCTGAAAATTATTCGGAAGCATTTAAATATCTAACTTTTAGTTAGATCTGCATTAAATAAATAATAAACCAACCCAAGTTAAAGGAAATCTCATGATTAATGACTCACTAAAACCGACCGGCGAACTTCTAATTGTTCTCCGCGGGCCCGACGGTAAAATTAAGGAACAAAAAACTGTTCCAAATATGATTGTCACATCTGGTAAAAATGCTATTGCCTCGCGCTTAGCAGGAACTGCGACAGCGGTTATGTCGCATTTGGCTATTGGTCAAAGCACAACCGCTCCTGTAGCTACTCAAACGGCTCTGATTACCGAATTCACAGGTGGCTCAAACGCCCGAGCAGCTCTTACTGTAGCAGGTGGTGCCGTATCTGGTAACCAAATCACCTTCACTGCAACATTTGGTGCAGGTAACGGCACCGGCCCAGTAACTGAAGCAGGTATCTTTAATGCTTCTACTGCTGGTACTATGTTGGCTCGTACGACATTCTTGGTAGTTAATAAAGACGCTTTGGACACATTGACTATTTCTTGGATCGTGACTATCTCGTAGTATAATGGCTAATTCAATCAGAACCGGTCTTCACTTTAGTGTTGCTGATACTATTCTCAAAGAAATTCAGTATCAGCGATCTAACTATTTTTTCTTCCTTGGAAAGATTGATCCGTGGATTCCGGATGACGTCTATGTAGACGCAGATCTGATTAATTCCGATTATGAAAATAATGCTATAAGAACTAACATTCTTTACATTAATAAAGTTTCACCAACTGATGTATCATTGGTGACCAAAAGAACTCCGTGGACTGAAGGCATTGTGTATGACCAATATGATCATACAAAGGATCTAAACACTCTTACTTATTTTATCGTTACAGATGAATATAATGTATACAAGTGTTTGAGCAACAATAATGGTGCTCAATCTACAATCAAGCCGGTCGGTAAGCCAACAATACCGTTAAAACTTTCCGATGGTTACATTTGGAAGTACATGTACGCAATTCCTTCATTCAAAAAATCGAAGTTTTTGTCTTACTCATATATCCCAGTCCAAACCGCATTGTCCGATAGTTTCTATAACAATGGTTCTGTCGATGATGTTATCGTTGAATTCGGTGGTTCTGGTTATACAGATGCACCAAATGTCACAATCAGTTTAGTTGGTGCGACTCTCGCAGGTTCTGGTGCT